TGTGATTGACAACAATAATATCGTATTCAATGTCAGTCAAAAGGCGACTGCTATGATTGGTAAAGATGGAATCATTCAAGTTGAAAGTTGAAAAACGTAACAAACTGTATTTCAGTAAGTTTAAATATAGGGCAGTATGTTTTATACAAGGTGCTGCCTATACCTATTATACCTACGATTTAGAAACTTTCGTTTCGCGTATGGAAAAATTTCGTGATAATAAGCCCAGATATGGAGTAAGAATACTCAAAGATGACTGGCAAGAATATTGGGATGAAGTTAATTTGGATAGCATAAGTCAGTTGATTACTTGGCGTAATGTAGTTAATAAGGAAAAATGCTTGATACGCATTCAGGGCGATAATGTCAGTTTTTTTAGTAATGATCTACCATTACTTCAAACACTAGACAGCATTGACCCTAAAGTACAATTTACACAAGTAGAGTGCTTTAGTCCAAATTACATGTATTTTAAGAAAGAACCTAAATATAAGTATCGTACCTACTTTAAAGGTAAGCGTATGCCCAAAGACTTCAGCGATAATATACTTACATTACAGGGTATGTATAGTTCATTAAACTTTAGCAAGGCTATTTTTTCATCGTTATTTCATAATAATTGGCATCCCTATAGATATATGCATGGATCATACTTTGTAGAGTATAATGACGATAAAATGCTAACTATACTTGCTATGTGGTTTCCTGATATGCTGGCCAAAACTTATGTTTTAGCCAAAGAACCGTAAAACTGATAAATACTCTAATAATATTGGAGTATTTATGGCTAAGATAGTTGAAGATGTTGTAGTCATCAAATTTAGTAAAATCGTTAAAGAAAGCGAAAAGGGTTCTGCAAATATTGCCGGGCCAGACGTTCAACAGGCTTTAGAACAAGTAGCACAAGAACTTGTGGGCGAAGGAATCATTGTTGAGGTCGTAAAGCCACAATGAGCCAGCAAACTACACTAATTCTATTTCCTCAAACCACATACGATGGTGGCGGCACAGCAAACGTTTATTCTTTAACCGGTAATGCGCAACCTGCAGCAGCCTATTATCTAGGTAATCAAGACTTACAAACTATTAATTTAAAGACAACTAACTTCACCGGTAATTTAGTAATTGAGGCCACATTATCAGCAAACAAACTTACAAACGAGTATTTTGAAGTTTATAGATTAGATAACAGTGCTAATGCTAATTTAAGTATGTACACAAACATAGATGGTAACTTTGTTTATATGAGAGCAAAGATTGAAGATTTCCAACAAGGAATCGTTAATTTTATTAAAATGAGTTATTGATATGATATTGTTAGAAGGTGGTAATATTTGGCCTGATGTTGAAACTAACTGGGACCCTATTACGGTCGGTAAACCTCTTGCGGCTGCAACTCAAAAGTTTATTAATCCACTAAAAACTAAATTACACCTAATAGGTTCCGTTTACAAACCTAGACTTGATAAAGACGGAAAAGTAGTACAATCAAATGATCTTGATTGTATGGTTGAATTACAAGATTTGATGAGTGTGTTTGGAACACTAGATGCCAAAACAACTAGAAAAGCGTTAAATGATTTCTTTCAAAAACAAGGGATACAAACAAAACAAGCAGGGGTAACTGTTCATACAAGAATACCCATGAACGGAAAATTTTATCAATCAGATATTAAAGTTATACCTAATGCTGCTAAAGTAGCACAATTTCATAGGCATGATATTCCGCAAGGCAGTCCATACAAGGGTGTAAACAAGCAGCTAGTGATTAATGCATTAGCAACTAGTCAAGGAATGTTGTGGAGCCCAGATGAAGGTTTATATCGCAGGGATGCTGCAGGTAAAAAAGCAGATTTGATCTCTGACGATTTAGATACAATTGCAAAAGCATTATTAGGCCCAACCGCAACTGCTAATGATTTAGGTAGTTTAGAATCTATAATGAATAAAATTCCTAGCGAAAAACGTAGGAATGAAATCATGGATATGGCGCGCAGTGGTCATAGTTGGATAGAACCAACCACTACATTAGAACAAAGAAAAATTGAACTATCTCCTGCGGACATGAGTGCTAGTGCCGAACGATTTGTATCAAGATCCGCATATCCTAAAAACACACTACCACCTTATAAATTTGATTACTATGCCTTGGATAGTTATACAAAACGAATGGTAGATCGTTATATGTATTTTGGTCAAGAACCCCCAAAAGAAATAAAAAATAAAATTATTAATTATGCAAACTTGGCAAAAAAACAGTTTGATGCCAGTGACGCAATAGAAAAGAAAATGTGGGCAGACTATGACAAAACAATGGCAGGTCGTAGAGCTGCTGCAAAAAATGCACCGCCTGTACAAAAAACAGTAGGTACTCTTGGTAAATTAGGCAAGTTAGGTAAAGTGGGAGCAGCACTAGGCGCAGGCGCCGCGCTTGCAAAAACTGCCTATGATAATTTAGACATTAGCCAAGTAAAAGATTTTTTAGGTATAGACCAATCACAAGATCAGGAAATTAAAGAAGCAGAAGCACAAGATGTTGGTCGTAAGTACCAACACATTGAAGATTTAGTATTAAGTCATGGTAGTCATGGTGGACTACACGCAGTTGAAAGATTACGTGATATGGCAACTACTGGTGGTACTATTGAATTGAAATGGGACGGTATGCCTGTAGTATATTGGGGTCGTGATGAAGAAGGTAACTTCATGATGATTCCAAAGAATGCCTGGGCTTACTTGAAGCGTGGTCAAACACAAACAAAGAGTGGTGCACCAACATTAACTAAGTCACCGCAAGATGTTGCTAAATTCATTATGGGAACTGGTAGCGGTGACCCCAAAGAACGTGCAAAGTTTGCAAAACAATTTGCAGTACTTTGGCCATACTTTGAAAAGATCAGCCCAAAGCAAGGATTTATTGAAGGCGGATTATTATTCTATCCAGGTACTAAACCAGATGGTCAAAGTGCTATGCCTGTACTCAATAAAGAAACAAACACATATGACTTTCAACCAAACATTACACAGTTTCATATACCTGCTGACAGTGATTTAGGTAAGAAAATATCAAGAGCGAAGGTAGGTGTTGCTGCTACAGGTTATTATCCAACTTTAGGATCAAGTGATGAAAGTAGATTTCCTGAAGCAAGTAATTTAAGCACGCCTGATGTCATGGTACAGGGAACTACATTTGTACAAGATCCTGTAAAAATCAATACTAAAATGCTTGATAGTGTAGAAAAATTCATACAAACCCATGCACAAAAAATTGACAATTATTTAAAACCTAAACCTGGACTAAGCAAACCAGCCGGAGAGTTATACACATATCTCAATCAGCATTTACGTACAACAGGTCTAGCCAATGATTTCCCGGCATGGGCCGAGACTAATCTAAGTGCTAAAAAGGCTGAGGCTATGTTGAATGATAGACAAGGATTAATTGCAACGCTTGGTGCGATTGAAGCGATTACAAAACAAAAAACTGAACTTATTAATCAATTAAGTAAACAAAGTCACGGCGGTATACGTCAAACGAAACCAGAAGGTTATGCTCAAGCACATCCAGGGCGTAAATTCAAATATGATATACCCGGACAGTTCATAAAAGCAATTGATCAGCCAACTTGGAGTCCTAAGGCTAGCGCAGTAAGAGAAGCAAAGCAAGTAGGCAAAAAGGCAGTGCTTGGTTGGGGTCGTGGCATGGGTCACACAGGTCATGATGCGTTAGTTACATCTGTTATACATCAAGCAGAAAGTACGGGTGCAAGTCCATTCTTTATCGTATCACGTAGTTTCGGTAAAGATGATCCTATACCACCTGAAATGAAACTATCAATGTATCAAAAGAAATTTCCTAAATACAAAAATATTTTTAGTTTGCCAACAGCAGATAAGCCAACACTTAATGATGTATTAACAGATTTAGGTAGTAAGGGTTACAAAGATGTTGCGTTAGTTGTAGGTGCAGATCAAAAAGATGCGTTTGGATATTTACTAAAGCCGGCAAAGAGTACAGGTGTTGAACCATATAAGTCATTTGGACTAGATAGTTTATCTGTGATGAGTAGACAAGACACTAAGGCACCGGGTAGTGATATTGACAGTAAAGATTACCATGAAGGTCCAAGAGCGACACCGATGCGTCAAGTTTTATTAGATCCTAGCAAGAATGAACAAGAACAGTTTAGTGTATGGCGTCAGGCTATGAGTCCTTCATTATCGGATGAGGAAGTTTTAAACATGATGAATATTGCAAAAGATAATTTACAGAAATTTACAAGTGAAAAACCAAAAGGTCGCAAGTTAAAAGAAGCATTAGAAAAAATAAAGTTATTATTACCTGAGGCTACTATTGAAGAGCAAAAAGTTTTACTTGACAAATTAGTAGAAGTAAAAAAACAATTAGAAATAGAAGAGGCAGTTAATCCCGCACAACAAGCAGCAATTGCTATAAACATGAAAGAAAAAGGTCAAAAACCAAAAAAGAAAGTTAAAGAATCAGCGGACTATTTGCCCGAATCATGAACCCTATAAAATATTTTAAAGACGGCATGTACGGCAGAGCCCTTTATTTTGATAAAACGGTAAACTTTTTAACAATTGAAGATTCAGAAGAGAATTTAAAGCGTAACAGTGAATCTCAACCGACCGATTGGATTTATAGAACACAATCCATCACTTATCAGTATAATTCAAATGGACATAGATGTATAAACATAGATGAGTTACCGGAAGATTATATTTTATTTACCGGTTGCAGTCATACAGAAGGTATTGGCTTGCAATTAGAAAAAACTTATTCATATCTAGTCGCTCAACATTTTAAAAAAGCATATTATAATCTCTCAATAGGCGGATGCGGACCAGATTTAACCATGATAAACATCTTAGGTTTTTTATCTAAAGCAAAACATAAGCCTAAATTAGTAGTCATTCAATGGCCCAACTTTAATAGATTTTATAAGGTAATAAACACAAATGTAGCATATTTGTTGTCTTTTTACACTTACACACCTTCTAAAAAAGATGAATTCTATGCATTTCTATTAAAAGAAAACTATCCCTATTTACAAAATGTATTTTATAGACAGGTAATTTTACAAAATCTCAGAAATTACGGTATTAATAATATAATTGAAAGCAATGATGTTTATAATATTAATAAACATGAAGATGATACCGTGAAAGCAGTATTTGGTGCTCAGTTCGTTGATAAGGCAAGAGACCTATGCCATGGCGGTATTGCATCTAATAAATTATGGGCTAATTCATTAATTGACGTTATAAATAAAAATTTTGCTCACATCATCTGACTCTAAATATTCATACATTTTGAGAGGATAACATGGCAAAAAAACAAAAAGTTGAAGAAGCGACCGTACCCGTAGAAAAGGTACAGGAGTTAGTAGAAAATCAAGAAAAGACCCCCGCTGCACCCGCACAAAATCAAGTTCAAGTAAATGTAGACTATCTTAAGACTACCAGAGTTCATATAGCAATGCCATGTTACGGTGGTATGCTTACTGAGTCTACATTTATGAGTTTTATCAAATGGGCGAATACTGCCCGTCAGTTGGGTATCGACTGGACATTGGAAACAATGGTCAACGAGAGTTTGATCAGTCGAGCAAGAAACACGCTGACAGCGAAGTTCCTTGATATGCCGGACGCTACTCACCTGTTCTTTGTTGACGCAGACATTGGTTGGGAACCATGGCACTTGTTAGTGCTATTGAACAGAGACGTAGATGTGATCGGCGGATTGTATCCAATGAAGACTATGCCCATCAAGTGGGTAGTCAACGGGTTTGAGGGCGCAGAAGAAGGCCCGGACGGTCTACAGGAAGTTAGCAAGGCTGGCACAGGCTTTTTATTGATGAAGAAGCATTGTTTTGAAAAATTAAATGCGCACCCTGCTGTGAAGCAGTATAAGAATGATATCGGATTAGATCCTAAGTACGACAAGCATCTTAAAACTTATTTTGATACAGCAGTGCGTCAGAATCGTTACTACAGTGAAGACTGGACATTCTGTGAAAACTGGCGCGATCTTGGTGGTCGTATCTGGGTTGATAAGCGAGTTCTATTGCGTCATAGCGGTAGTTATGTATTCTGTATGGAAAACCAGCAGTATCTACAAGATAACATCGGACCTATGTATATTGATACAAAGAAGCAACAAGGCTTCACATTTAAAGATAAAGACGGCAACGATAGTCGTTAAGAAAGAGCCCCGAAAGGGGCTTTTTCTTTTGTATAGTGGAATCCGTTTTTTAGATAAATACAATATAAAATGGAATTCCATCATGAAAATTAAAGATATTCAAGAAAGTACAGTTGCAGGTTCTATCGCATCAGTAGCAAAACCCTTAGGTGAATTACAAACACGTAGCAAACCCGAAAAGGCCCCTAAGGTAACTAAGGGCAAAAAGTATGCAAACACTATCAG